TGCTAGTACAGCATAAGCTATATGCTTGTATACAGCTTCTTCAGCAAACTTATGAACAACCATTTCTTCGTCTGTTCCTAGTCCATCGCTTACGTATTTTAATGTAATAGTTTTTCCTGATAAGATTGAACTAAAATGAATATAACCAGATACATAATCTATATAAAAAGAACCATTAACTTGAGCATGTTGTGGATCAAGACCGTATCTTCTACCTCTACTATCCATATGTATTGTGTCGTTGTCTTCAGAGTTGTCTTCAACATCTACTTGACCTTGAGATTTATAATTAGCCCAAGTGTTACTTTCAGTTTGTTGTGACAACGTATCAACTGTTTCTCCTATGTCAGATATTTCGTTAAATTGATAAACACCATCTGAATCTTGTAGAACTGGAAATGGATTTGATGTTTTACCCGTTGGATACAAAACTCTTTCAATACCATCACTATCAACTCTAACTACTTTAACATAATTAACATAGTCTTGTGGTAATATCATTTTTAACGTAGGTGGTACTTCTATTTCTTGAGACTTTATAGAACGAAAAACATCGTAAGATAATTCCTGTATAGCACGCATAGCATGAAACTGAACATCTGTTCTATTTACTTTTGTTATTAGTTTACCTTCTCCAACGTAAGCTATCATAAAAGAACTAATAATATTATCTAGCGTAATAAATTGGTAGCTACCAAATCCACTTGTTGCGTTGTAATATTGACTTTGACTTTGACTATCTAGTAATCCCATAATTAATTATTTTGTTCTGCTTTTAACTTATCTACTTCTTGACCACCAACTTGTATTAAACCTACGTCTTGAACTATAATACCTGAAAGTTGTAATATTCTATTTACAATAAGCTCTTCTTCTGAAGCGTGTAATGCAAAATTATTACTAGTATTTGCGTTATACAACGCGTTGTCATTAATAACAACATATCCCCACTTCGGTGTAAATGTAGCAGACGAATTTAAATCAGCATAATAAACATGACTATACGAAGTGTCAACAACTGGAACAGGAAGTACTGTAACAGACCTAACACTTGTGCTACTTGATGGAGTTCTATAATAAGTTGGCCTACTAAGTGTTGCTTTTGTTAGTGGATTAGATTCTCTTAACAAAGCTTCTTTATATGTAATTTCAACCAACTCAGCTCCTCCAACTATAGTTAATGCGTCTGTATAATAAGAGTTTGAAGATAATGATATAACGTTATCTCCAGCTGTTGTAGTAATTGTACTTGATTTTATAATTGGTTGTAACTTTTCTTGTAGTATTTCAACATTATCAAATGCAACACCAATTGCGTTTTTTGGTTTATGATATGCTGTTTTAGCGTCATGAAAGTAACTATCAAAAATTTCTTTTTGAGTTTTATCTGCTAGCAAGTTAAACTCCTGAGGAGTTATATAGCCTCGTTGCTCTTTATTAGCTATAGCCAAAACCTTTTGATATACCGTATCTATATTTACCATTGTTATTAATTTTTATATGGAAACCTTTTATTTAGTAGGTTTTTTCTTTTATTACAACCACAATCTTTTTTTCCAAAAGAATTAAACGCTAATTGAGTTAGAGACTTAATTCCTGTTGTAGTTGTTATTTTATCTATTGTATCACCTAGTCCTTTGCTTGATTTCATATATTGTATTTATACTATTATAATTACATAATAACGAGAAAGGTTAGCACCTAAATAAAAATAGCCACCCCGTTAAGAGTGGCTATTAATAATTGTTATTAAAGATATTAACCTAGTTGTTTTTCAATATTAGAGTATATCTCCATACCTTCGTCAGTTCTAAACCATTGGGCAAGTGCTGAATAAGGGTGTTCATCAAAAGGAACTGTCATTAGTTTTCTACCATTAGAACCCCACGTAAAGTGTCTTTGGTCATTTGATAGTTTTATTATACCAAGTTCAGTTGCTTTTATTCCAAAGTTTCTAAGCTGAACGTTTTCATCACTAACTAATTCTAAGAATAACCTAGGGTTTCTTTTAGCATATAATAATAAATCACGCTTAAGTTCTTTAGAACTCATCTTAGATACTTCAGATCCTTTTTCAACACGCATTACAGCTTCAGCCATATCTATATCTAATGACATAGCTGTGTTTAGTGCCATAACTTCTAGCTCAATTAAAGCAACTTCATTTTGAGCTACAGCCTGTGGTTTAAACTCTGCGTATAGTTTGTTTCTATGAGGATGGTACAAAGAAAGAAGTTTTTGTAAAACAACTTTATTTTTTGGTACATTAAGCGTTCCAGATCTAAAAACAACATGCTCTAGTCTAGATTGAGATCCTTCTGGAAACTCATCAACAAAACACGTTCGTTGATTACTAGTGTATTTCATTTCTCTTTCATAACCTTTTTCTTCGTCAAACCAATATATGTCTGATGATTTTATAGATCTTGATAGTGGTTGCTTATTTCCAATTAAATAATAAGTTCTATCTTTTATTTCCCATTTGTCTTTTTTAGGTTTAGCTTCTATTTTAGGAGCCTTAACCACTGGTTGTTCCATAACAACCGTTTCTTCTTGAGGTGTTTCTACCTCAACTTGTTTTTTCTTTGCCATAATATAATATAATATAAATTAATAAAAATAAAAGGTTGGGAAATTAATCCCAACCCTTTAAAGTGATAGTGTCTTACTTCATTAACATAAAGTTATTAGCACCTTGAACAATTAAACATCTTTCAGTAAGATAATTAACTGTCATAGCGTCTAAGTCAGAAGTAACAGCTCCAACAGAACCAGTAACCCAAGTTTTAAACTTACGAGACTCAGTTTGAGAAGCTCTATATCTAACATGTAAGAACGGTCGTTTTAGGTTTTTACCTAATTGTTGATCGTACACAGTAGATGTTCCAGCTGGTATCATAACACCTCTAATTGCATTAACAGTGTCAATCATTCCACCTCTTGTAGCTTTGTCATTTAAGTATCTAAAGTCAGACTTGTAGAAGTCATATGAACCTCTTCTAAATCCTGAGAAACCTAAGTTTAATGCCATATCTTCGTCGTTATCAAACACTCCATAAGAAGTACCTCCAGCTCCGTAAGAATTCATTGAAGCTAACATGTCATCCATTGCTAAACTAGTAGCTCTGTTTACAAACATCATGTTTTCTTCAATAGCACCTTGCTTATCAAACTCAGCTAAGATAGCGTCAAATTCAGCTAAATCAGTGGCAGCATTAACACCTGTAACACCAGATGTAATATTACCTCTATCTTCAATAGCAGCAAATAAACCTTCAGTACCAAAGTTCGCACCTAATATTGGAGTGGTTGTATCAAGAGTTGAGTTATCCGCAACACCTTTAACAGACTCTAACATAGACATTTCACAGTAATCAGTAAAACGAGCTCTAGTATCACCTTCAGCTTTCATGTACCATAGGTAACCATTTTGACCTTCTTCACCAGTAACTTCAACCCAACCAATAGCAGACGTATCAGATCCAGAGACCTCAAAAACATCTTTCATAATAATTGGTTTGTTAGAATGAGACTTAAAAGTAGGTGTAACAGTATTTGAAGCGTGATTAGCGTCTGAACTTCCTTGTCCAGCGGTACCTTTGTTAAAATCAGAACCATAAACTAAAATAGAACAAACAGCACCATTAGTATCAATTCCAGGTACATCAGTTGCATGCGCAAATTCATACGGTAAAGCAACAAATGTTGAATCTGAGTTATGAACTGTAACGTGGCCTTTATAAGTAGCATTTGCTACAGATATAAGAACTGTATCTCCAATTCTAACACCATGACTTGCAACAGCAAATCCATTAACACCATTGGTGTTTCCATCTATATCACTTACTATAGTAACAACAGAATCAGCAATAGATAAAGTTCCCTTGTAAGATAAATGTAGTCTACCTTGTTCAGACCAAACTACTTGATCGGAAGACATAGCTTCTTCTGCGCCAACTTGTTCTAAAAAGCCAGCTATTGTTCTTTGACCAAAAACCTCTGCTTCTTTTTCCATGAGGTCTGGTAAATATTGTTGGGACCAATCATTTCCTGATCCACTTGTAAAATCGAGATAATTAGAAGAGAGTGTCAACTGCTGTGAGTTTGGCACACTATTCAAATTATTCCCTGCTGTAATTGCCATAATATATTTTTTTTAAATTATTAATTATTTTTTTCTTTTTATTTTAAATTTGAAATCATTAGCATCATTACCTAAAACTCTATACTTAACTCCTCCGACATTTGTCTCATTGTGAGTTTGTCTAGGATCTAAGTTTATATTTTTATCTCCAGCTATTTGATCCTTAACAGCATCAGCTTTACCTTGTTCATAAAAGTGTCTTGCTATTGCATCAGGGTTCATAGCTGTAAATAAAGACTTGTGATAACCAGCAGCATCTTCAATATTTGTTTTATCTTTGCCAACAAACTTGTCAACAAAATTATTGATATTACTCTGTGTTTCCTTTACCTTATTAACATCTTTTACATTAAACCTAAATTTTTTGTCTCCAACCTTATAATCAAAACCTTTGAAATTATCGTTGAATACATTATCTGTTCTTTGTTTAAATGTTTTTTTAGTAGCCTCGTTTAGTTTCTTTTGCTTTTCATTCTCTTTATTATATCTATTAAAGAAATCCATAGCTTTTTTTGCTTCAGGTGTTAACCTAGAACCAGCTTTAATATCTTCATAGTATTTGGACTTTTGCCCGTCCATATAGGCTTTAGCCTTGGCAACTTGCTCTTTTAAGGCTATTTGTTTTTTCTTTATAGTTTTATCATCATCAACCTCTTCGTCTACACCAAAGCTATCTTCTAATAAAAAGCTTCTTTCTTCTACAGATAAGTGTGATTTTGTACTTCTATAATATTCGTCTAAAACTTCAGAGTCATCTAGTTTAGATATATCTCTATTTAATTGAACATAATCATTTAGATCACCACCTGTTTCTTTCATAAAGTCTGCAACTTTTTGAAGTTTTTCTGGTAGATCATTATTAGTTTCTACACTAATGTCATCTTGTTCTACTAACGGTTCTTCAGTTTCATTTGTTACTTCTTCTATAACATTTTTAACCTCTTCTGTTTTAGTTTGTTCTTCTTTAGTTTCATTAACAACAACAACTTCTTCTTCTACTTCATTTTCTTTAGGTTCATCTTTAACATCTTCAGTTTTTTCAACTGGTGTTTTAGTAAGATCAACTTTAGTTATATTATTAACTGGTTGTACGGGTTTACTAACTTCAACCTTTGTAACGTTTTTGTCTTCTTTGTTTTCATTAGTTTGTTCAACTAACTCTTCTTTTTCTTCTGCCATAATAAAATTTTATAAAATATTAAATAATAAGGACTTATTATATATTAGCGTCCCCTGTAAGTATATCATTACCTGATGATTCAAAGTTTTTACTAGTTTCACCACTAGATCTTTGTTGTATCATTTCTTTTTGGTGCATAGCCTGTCTGTCTACTCTCTGATCTTTTCTATCTTCTCTCATTGTTTCGTTTTGGCTATTAACGTTTCTTTCTAAACCCTTCAACTTAGAATTTAAATCAAACTCAAACTGCATTAACTCTTTTTTAATTGCAGCTTCTCTCTGTAGGTATTGAATTTTTAAATCATTTTTAGCTGTTTCAAGTTGAGTGTCAACCTGTACTTTAGCTTCATTTTTTTCCATTTCAGCCTGCGCTGCCGCTTGTTGAGCCTGTATGTTTGCTTGAGACTGTGCTTGAATATTTTGCTGTTGTATTTGTTGGTCTCTTTCTAATTTCTTTTTTCTTTTAACTTTTAATAGTTGATTTGCTAGTTTTACATTTCTTACTGAGCGAAGATCAATAGCATCATCAAGTTCAATCATTTTTTGGGACAGCGCAACCTGTATGTTATTTTCTAACATTGCTTTTTCTTCTTCATCTGGCATTAATTCTATAAATATACCAAAGTCATAAAGGTGTAAATCTTTTAGTTCTTCAAGCGTTGCTACATTGTGAGCACCAATTGCTTGTATAAAAGCGTTTTTAGTTGGTGAGTACTCTACTATATCAGCTATTCTTAATGATAAACACTCTGCTGTTTCAGCTGTTAGGTACAACATAGATTGAAGTACATGTCTTGTTGCAGTGTTTGAATTAGCTGCAGCAAGTTTTTGAACTCCAACTAAAGCGTTTTTATCTGGCATACTACCATCTCTAGCTTCATTTAAACCAGTTACATCTCTTATCATTTGCAAGTAGTAATTATAATTACCAATTAGTGCTTGCATTTTATTACCTCCTCCTGATGATTGTATTTGTTGTATTGGAATTTTACCTGGATTTTGATCTCCATCTGATGTAAAACTTCTACCTAATACAGAACCAGTTTGAAAGAACATGTTTAATGCTTCTTGTGGGTTGTAGTTTGTTCCATTACCTAAATCTATTTCTGCTAAACCATCAACATCTAGGTAAACACCATCTGGCACCATACGAGCCATAACTTGTTGAAGCTTTAAATGTGTTAATTGAATCATATCAGCAAAACCTGTTATTCTACTTACTAAAGATTCTATTTTACCGTTGTACATTCTTGGTGCAACTATTTGATAACTCATTTTAACTGAACTAAAGTCTGACTCACTCCTCATCATGTTTTCCACCATTTGCCACTTCAATAGTTTGTTAGATCCTAACACGTAAACACCCTCATATAAAGACTCAATAACTTTTTGCAATTTACTAAAATTACCATCTTTATCTTCAGGTGGATTAAATGTGTCATCTTTTTGTATAACCTTGTCTGCGCCTGATCCTGTCTTTTTTAATTTGTAAACTTTATTTTGATAAGTTTTAAAGTTAAAATACAAAACGTGAACCTTATTTTTATCTCTATTGTTTTTAGTTTCTATATAGTTACTAGATCTTTCTGTTATTTCTTTTAATTCATTTTCTGTTAAATTAGGAAACTCTTTAGCTAATTCATTTATTGGAATTTCTTTTAACTCACCAACGTAATATATATCATCAAAGTAAGGAGAGTCAGTATAAGAATAAACTAAGTTAGCTGGATCTACATATTTAATTTTAGCTCCTTCAGAAAAGTTAAATGTTGTTTTTGTTGCTGCTATTCCAAGTACCGTTAAATCGTATAGGCATCTTCTTCTAATTAAATCGTAATCGCTACCTTCTAACAAAACGTTAATAGCCTGTTCTTCTGCTATTTCAACGGCCTGTTTGTAGGTAAGTTGCATGTGTAGCGCTAGTTCTTCCTCTGTGTCAGGTAGATTCTCTTCGTCATTTTCAAATAAATCTACACCAAAGTTTTGTTTAGCTAATACGTTAAACTCTTTACTTCTCATGTCTCTAAGCATAGACTCCATGTACTCTGTTCTTTTACTTATACCGTAAGAGTCTTGAGAGTAGCAATTTATTTCATAAGATCTTTGTGCCATCCCGTTAACAACAATGTCAACAAACTTTGATATTATAGGTACCGGTTTCCAGTCTAAGTTTAAATAAGATAAGTCACCATTTATTGATAGTTCGTTTTTATACTTTTGAACAGACTGTTCTCCTCTAGCATATAATCTTAATTGATGAAAATTATTTTTATGTCCATTATATTTACTTGTAGTACCTTCAAACCATTCTCGCTTTATAGCGTTAGCAATTTTTAATCCATACTCTTGAGACATTTTTTCAATGTCACTAACGGCTTGAGATGGAAAGTTTATTAAAGTATTGTTATGTGGCCTCATGCTTTATTTTTAATTAATGTGGATGAAAATCCTTTATTATTATATTTTGATACCGTTATATTTACCGGTTGTTTTTCTATATTTCTGTTTGGTCTATATAGGTGTCTATTACAAGCCATAATAGCTAAGCCAGAGCTTATTGAAGCGTCATGCTTTGTTCTTTTGTTTATATCAAACCTAGCCCAATCGTTGAGAGTTTCACCAAAGTACATTGCACCGTAGGTACCATCTTTTAAGTGACCAACGTGGTCGTTAATATACATTTCAATTGCAGCAGCATGAGCTTGCTTTATATCTTCACTAGAGTTTGGTATTCCACCAACTTCTTTTTCCGCAACTGATAGTTTGTTCCAGATTTTATCTGGCCTGTTCATACTAAACCCTCTATAACCTCTTCTTCTTAAATAATATAATAATCTAGGTTTATTGTTCTCTGCTAATATTGGCATACCGTAAAATACTAATGCCATTAATATATCTTCAAAAAATATTTCAGCTGTTTGAGGTCTAGCTATATACTCTAAAAAGAAAGTGTTAGCTGGAGCGTCTTCCATTGAAAACTTAGTTAATCCATGTAAAGCTCCTTTTGATCCTCTCTTGTCTACTGTACCTGATATATCATATGAGTCACATCCAAATGCTCCCATGTGGTCGTTTCCTGGATATTTTACTCCGTTTTTTAATATAACGTTGTTTTGCATTCTACCAGTAGGAACCCAACTTACTTTAAATCTACCTTTTGGATCTGGATTAAAAACAACTTGTGTGTCTTTAACTCCGTTTACCCATTGGAAGTTTCCAGTGGTTAATACAGATGAGTTTCTATTTCCTTCATTATAGTCTATTTGCTCGTATATTTTCACTAAGTTAAATAAACTATTCTTAGTTTCATCTCTAAACGCATGTTCTTCTGTTCTAGGAAACTGTCGGTAAAATTCATTTAAAGCGTCTTGGTCATCTCTAAGACCATCAGCTTCATTGTCCCAATGGTCAATTACTCCATAATCTATCTCTATTCCATGTGGATCAAATGATTGTTCTCTAGGAGCATTAAATACAGGTTGTCCATACTCATCAATGAATCCCTCGTAATTCCACTCCATAGGAATAAACAAAGAATATAATCCCGACTTAGTTTGTCCATTTCTATTTCTTTTTGTAACATCTGAATTATAGTATAAGTTTTTAAAATTTTCCCCACCTTTATCTAAAGCATTACTTGTTGATCCCATCATACACTTACCTATAATTCTACTACCTAGTCGTAAACAAGTTTTTGTAACCCTCCAGTTGTTTTTTATATTATCAGGTTTTTCCCATTTACCACTCTCATCATGCACTAACAAAGAAAGCTTTTCACCATCATAACTATTATCACCTGTGTTCTTCCAGTCAATAGTTGTATCTAATCCTTCCATGTCATCTTGTTCTTCACGTTCCCTCATCTTCTTGCGTGTAAACTTTTT